GGTGTAATATATTCTAATTGGAGTATAGGTGAATTTAAGTTTGTTAATAAAGTTGTTTATGGACAAGATTATGGATTTAGTAACGACCCAAGCACATTAGTTAAAACAAGCATAGACAAAGAGAATAAAATAATATATGTTAAGTTATGTTTCTATCAAGCTAAGTTAACAACAAGTGAGTTAGCACAATTAAATGTAAAGTATGCTGCTAATGATTTAATAGTTGGTGATAGTGCTGAACCAAGATTAATAAATGAGTTAAGCAGACATTGTAATATAGTACCAGCTATCAAAGGACAAGGTTCAGTTACTTATGGTATTAGTATGATACAAGATTATGATTTAGTAATAGATAGTGATAGTACAGATCTAATTAAAGAACTTAACAACTATGTGTGGTTAGAAAAGAAATCACAAACACCAGTAGATAATTACAACCATGCACTTGATGCATTGAGATATGCAGTTAGTTATCAGTTACAAAGTGGTGGTGATTACTATATTTATTAAGCAGGGCTTAAGCACCCCTTAAGCATTAAGATAAGAAAAGAAAAGAAAAGATAATATTTGTACATAACACTAAGCACTTTTTTTTACATTATATATATATGAAAGTTACAATTAACATACCAGAATCATTAAGTGAAATAACATTATTACAATACCAGAAGTGGTTAAAGATAAATGAAAGCAATGAAGATGATAACTTCTTAAAACAAAAAATGGTAGAGATATTTTGCAACATACCATTAAATGAAGTATTAAGTATAAAAGCAAATGATATAAATAACATTGTTGAAGATATAAATACTATATTTTTATTAGAACCTAAATTCAAAGATAGATTCATTTACAATGGTGTTGAATTTGGCTTTATACCTAAATTAGATGATATGTCTTTTGGTGAGTATATTGATTTAGATACTTACTTACCTGATTGGCAGCAAATGCATAAAGCTATTAATGTATTGTATAGACCAATTAAATACAGTAAAAAAGAAAAGTATTTAATAGAAGAATATGAAAGTGCAGACAAGTATGACATGAAGAATGTAACTTTAGACATAGTATTTGGTTCACTTGTTTTTTTTTGGAATTTAAAGAAAGAGTTATTGAATCATATCCTGAAATATTTAGCAAATCAAGAGGAAGTGAATTTGCCACATCAGAAACTGGATTTAATGAAAAATGGTCTTGGTATCAGTCAATATATGGATTGGCACAAGGTGATGTCAGGAGATTTAATGAAATCACTAATATAAAATTACATACATGTTTACAATACTTAGCATTTGAAAAAGACAAAGCTGATTTACAAAACCAGATGTTTAAAAAGAAATAAATGACAAGAGAAACAATATTAGAGAAACTTATGGAACAGCAGTTAGTAGATAAAGATGAGTATGTAATATTAGCAGATGGATTTGAAGCAGCATTCATTGGTGTTACAACTAACAAACCAATAAGAGCAGTTTATAATTATTGGAAGTGTTTAGATTTATTAATGAAAGATGAAGATGCTGACTTTGATGAATCAATAGATTGGTTAGATGAGTTTATTGAAGAAGATTTAGGAAAGCATGCACCATTATATATAAAATCAATATGAAGAGTTTTTACAAAATAATAGATAGTATAAGAGATGTAGTTAAAGCAGAACCATTTAACAATGAAATTAGTTTTGGTGATATTGCAGATGTTGATCTTAAGAAACAGTCATTGTTTCCTTTATGTCATATCATGGTAAATAGTGCAACAATACAAGACAACTATGTTGTTCATAATATGACTATATTCTTTATGGACTTAGTAGATATTAGCAACTCACAGACAAGAGATTATTTTCTTGGTAATGACAACAGACAAGATATACTAAACACACAGCTTGCACTTGCTACAAGAGTAATTAGAAGATTACAAAAAGCAGATACATATAGAAATGGTTATGAGTTAGTTAATGATGCTACTTGTGAACCATTCACAGAAAGATTTGATAATATGTTAGCTGGTTGGGCAGTAACATTTGATATAGGTACAACAAGTGAAATGACTTATTGCTAATGAGTAAATTTAAACAGGCATTAGACAAGTATGCTAAGTATGTAATACAGCAATCAAGAAGCAACCTTACTAAAAAAGGTAGTAAGGCAAGTGGTAGATTGTATAAAAGTTTAAGCTATAAAATACAAGGTAGTAATGTTAAATTCTTTAGTGAAAACTATGGTCAGTTTATTGATAGAGGTGTAAAGGGTGCTAAATCAACTTATCCTGAAAGCAGTAAATCACCATTTAAATATAAAAGCAAAATGCCACCAAGCAAAGTGTTTGATAAGTGGACAATAAAAAAAGGAATAGCACCAAGAGACAAATCAGGAAAGTTTATTAAGAGACAATCACTAAACTACTTGATAGCAAGAAGCATTTACAAGAAAGGAATTAGAGCAACTATGTTTTTTACTAAACCATTTGAAAGAGGTTTAGATAAATATGGAGATGAAATAGTTGCAGGATACATTGAAGATAATTTAACAATATGAGTACAATAATAAGAACAAGAAGCCCATACTTCATTAGAACACCACAAGTAACAGGCAATGACCCAGTAACAGGCACACCAAATAAGGATTTACTTAGCTATTTTCAAATAGTAATAACTGTTCATGGTGGTGTAAGTGGTTCTACAACTATATGTGATGATTTATATGCACAATTCACATTAAAGAAAAAACCATTGTCTAATGAAATATCAGCAACTTTTGAAATAAGTGAAATAGTAAATGATCACTTAATACAAACATTTAATGGTACTTATTCAACAAGTGCAAGAACACAATCTGTTTGGGTTGATGTATCTACAACAGCAAGACAATCTAATGGTACTATAATAGGAAGTGCAACTAACACAACATACTTAGCACAAGAAGGTTTTAACAAATTTAAAGAAGGTGTTAACTATACTACAGAACCAATAGCTATGATTAGTGCTGATTACTTAGAGTATCACAAAGGCAGTTATATTACTCTACCCATCAATGGTGAAAGAGTAAGCAGATTAACGTGGAAGCTAAACGGAGGTGTTGTTTCTACTGCTAACTTTACTGACAATGGCAATCAGAATCAGAAAGTAAAATATGGTACAGTAAACACAGCAGCACAAAGTTATGATGAGGTTGTTGTAACTTATGATACTACACAAAACAAATCAATAACACTTAAAGAAATATCTGAGTGCAAGTATGAGGTATTTAAAGTAACATTCTTAAACAGGTGGGGAGCTTTACAAGATATATTCTTCTTTAAGAAATCTACTGAAAGTTTAGATACAAGAAGTGAACAATATAATAGAAGTATATTTAAGGCAAGAGATGTTTCATTAGAACCACCTGAAGAAGGAGATGATTGTACTGAAACAATTACTTATAATTCTTATTCTACTACAGCACATGCTAAGAAAACATTCAATGTAAATGGCACAGAATCAATAACATTAAATAGTGGCTTTGTTAGTGAAACAGGCAATGTATATTTTGAAGAGTTAATGGTTAGTGAGAACATTTGGCTAACAGATGGAGCTGGTGTTGTATATCCAGTAAACTTAAAGGATTCCAACTTTGTTTATAAGACAGGGTTAAATGATAGAATGATAAACTACACTATGAACTTTGAAATGGCATTTGATTTAGTAAATAACATTAGATAATGCAAAAGATTATACTATATATACAACCTCAATTAAGAACAACTACTACTGCACAGGACTATGTAAGAGTTGATCTAATGGAAGAGGATTTAATTACACTTACACAGGTAATACAAGATGTTAAAAGCATTGACAAAGTATTTACTGATTATAGTAGAACATTTAACTTACCTGCAAGCAAAACAAACAATAAGATATTTAAGTATTGGTATAATCCAGATGTAGAGGGTTTTGATAATCAGATAATGGCTAATGCAAGAATAGAATTGAATCACTTTGCATTCAAAGAGGGTAAGATAAGATTAGAGAGTGTTACTATGAAACATGGTGTACCAAGTTTATATAAGGTAACTTTTTTTGGTAATACAGTTAAGCTAAATGATTTAATTGGTGAAGATACTTTAGATGACTTAAGGTGGTTAAATAATTTTAATCATAACCCAACAGATACTAATGTTAAAGATGGTTTAGAAAATGGTTTAAATTTTACAGTTAGTTCTGTATCTTATCCTGATGCTATTATATACCCATTAATAGCACATAGTCAACAATATGTGTATGATAGTGTTGGAAATATTATATTAACTGGTACAGCAACATCATCAGCAGCTTCAAAACTTGTTGACACATCAGAAAATTTTACTAATGTAGTATTAGCAGGAGATGTTATTTTAAACACTACTGATACTACTCAAGCAACTGTAGTTTCTATTGATAGTAATACAGAGCTCACATTAAGTTCTGATATAATGTCAAATGGTGAAAATTACACCATTATAAGAGCAAATGGTTTAAATATTTATGCATCAGGACAAAATCTTGGTAGGCGTGGTGTAATATCAGAGGATTTAAAACCAGCTATATTAATTAAGCATATTATAAAAGCTATTGAACAGCAATATTCATTAACATTCAAATCAGGAGAGTTTTTTGATAGTACTCATGTTAGTAATTTATACATGTGGCTACATAGAGATAAAGGAAAACTTACTACTGAAAACTTCAAACTTTTAGATAGTCAATCTTTCACTTGTGTATCTACCACACTTGAATGCCAACATTATGGTGGTGCTACAGCTAATTGTACATTTGATACTTCTACTGGATTATTTGATTTTCATGATACTAATTCATTTTTAACAGGTAATGGTCAAGAGGGTTTTAACTTTAATGTAGAAATTACACCAACAGTAGCATCAACAATATATACTATAGAAGTGGTGAACACTTTAGATAATGTAGTATATGCTACACTTGAAAATGTTACAGGAACACAAACATTAAACTCATCTTTTGGTTTTGATAGAAATATACCAATAGCATTAAATGAAAAATTTTCTTTAGCTGCAAGAGTTAAATCTAATTCATCTTTACAATTCACATGCACAATTAATTTGCAACATAGTTTTGTAAATCTTGGAACAAGAACTACTATAGCAGCAGAAATGCAATCAACAGGTGGTAATATTTCTTTAGATATAGGTGTTTTAAACATTTCTGAAAATATACCAAATATAAAAGTGCTTGATTTTCTTAATGGCATATTTAAGATGTTTAACTTAACTTCTTATATAGATTTTAATGGTGAGATAGTAGTAAGAAGATTAGATGATTACTTTGCTGGTGGTGAAACATATGATCTAACAGAATACATAAAAACAGATACACATTCAATAGGCAAAACAATTCCATATAGTGAAATAGATTTAGAATATGCAGAACCTAAAAGCATTTTAGCACAAAGGTTTTTTAATACTAACAATAGAAAGTATGGTGAAGTAGAATATAAATCTGATGCAACTGACAATAAAATATATAAAGTTACAGCACCATTTGAACACATGTTGTTTAGCAGATTAAGTGATTTAACTTCAGGAGCTTTTACAGATGTACAGACAGGTTGCTTTTTAGATGAAGAATTAAATCCAAGCATAGGACAACCATTGTTATTTTATGGTATTCAAAGAACTGGTATTAGTACAGGTATAAACTATGTATTTGGCACATCAAGACCTGATACCTATGCAGCTTTATGTCCAACTGGTTCAAGCAATAGCACATTAACAAGTTACTTTATGCCACATCATGCTAATGAATTAGGTAGTGTAGGAACAGCACCAACATACAACCTCAACTTTGGTAGTGAGATAGATACTTACAACCTTACTGATTATGCTGGTCAAAACAATTCATTGTTCTTAAAAAACTATCAAAACTACATCACAAGAGTATTTAATAAGAAAACAAGATTATATAGATATAGTGCAACACTACCACTTAAGATATTGTTGCAATTGACACTTGATGACAAAGTAATAGTAGGAACAAGACTATTTACTATTAATAGCATGACTACAAAACTACAAAGTGGAGAAACAGAGTTTGAACTATTAAATGAAGCACCACAATGAAACTAATATTAGAAGCATTAGAATTTTGCAAAGAGAACAAATTATATGATAAAAATATTAATATAGCACTTGGTATTAACAAAGTACCAATGACAATTAAAGAGGGTTTACAACAATTAAGATTTAAAATATGGCAAAGAAGGTAACATACCAAGTAGATGTAAAAACAAAAGCAGCACAAAATAATGTTAAAAATCTTAACAAAGATTTAGACAAAACTGGTAAAAGTGCAAAAGATGCTGGACAAAAAGGAAAAGGTCTTTCAGGTGTTTTTGACAAGCTTGGTATTTCTATAAAAGCTTTAGGTATAGGCGCACTTGTTTCTGGTTTAGCTGCAGTAGGTGGTGTTTTTGTAAGTGCATTCAAAAGAGGCAATGAATTTGGCAAAACCTTAAGTGGGTTAAAAGCAGTTTCAGGTGCTACTGAGTCAGAGATTGGCAAACTTTCAGATAGTGCCAAAAAGTTAGGTGCAGCAACTGCATTTAGTGCAACACAGGTAGTTGAGTTACAAACAGAGTTTGCAAAACTTGGTTTTACAACTGACCAGATATTAGATATGACAGGAGCAACACTTGACTTGGCTGCTTCTCTTGAGGTTAGTTTAGCAGATGCTGCAATGTTATCAGGTTCCACTCTAAGACAGTTTGGATTAGAAGCAGAAGATACGCAAAGAGTTGTGGATGTTTTATCAATGTCAACTACAAAAAGTGCTTTAGATTTTGCTGGCTTACAAGAGAGTTTAAAACTTGCTGGGCCTGTTGCTAAAGCTACAAATGTTAGTTTAGAAAAGACAACAGCTTTACTTGGTACTCTTGCAAATGGTGGTTTAAAAGGTAGTATAGCTGGAACAGGTTTAGCTAAAACATTTATAATGCTTGGTAAAAAAGGCATCACTTTAGAAGATGCTTTAGAGACTGTTAATAACACAATGGAAACTTCTGCAACCTCAACTAATAAATTAAATAAAGCAGTTGAATTAGTAGGTGTAGTTGGTGCTAAATCTTTAATCACTTTAGCTGCTAATTCTAAAGATATAGATGTTTTACAAGACAGCCTTGAGGGTGCTGCTGGTGCTGCTACACAAATAGCAAATACAAGACTTGATAATTTAGCTGGAGATACAACAGCACTTGAGTCAGCATGGGAAGGTTTTTTACTTTCTATTGAAGATGGACAAGGTATATTCACAAGTATTGCAAGAAGTATTGTACAAGCAACAACCGCTTTAGTTAAGTTTATAACACCAACTATAAGAGTATCTGATGCACTTGCAGATGAAAGAATAGAGTTATTTAAAGTACAGGCACAGCTTGAAGATGTAAATATTACACAAGAAGATAGGATTGCATTAATAAATCAATTACAAAAACAATATCCTGACTATTTAGAAAAAATTGACAAAGAAAAAGTAACTAATGAAGAATTAAATAAAATAATAGAAAAAATAAATGGAAACTTAGTAAATAAAATATTAATACAAAAACAAGAAGAAGAAATACAAGAACAAGCAGAGGAAGCAGCAGACAGATTAAATGACAAAATCGAAGCAAGAACTGATTTGTTTGACAAAGAAGCTCGAATTAGAGCAGAACTTTCAGAAAAAAATATAAAGGTTGAAGCAAAAAACGCAGAAGAATTAGCAGAAGAAATAGACAAAATACTTGAATCTCAAAATAAATTAAGAAAAGAATCTGGTGATAATGTAATAAAAGATTTCAACAGATTAAGAAAGCAACAACAACTTCTAAAAATTGCAATTAAAAATGTTGCAAATGCAGAAGAAGAATTTAATGAAGAACAAGAAAAAACAAACAAACTTGTTGAAGCAAAAAACGCTTTAATGAAGCAGTTGGGAATGACAACTGAAGAAACAACAGAAAAAACAGAAATAGACCTTGAAGCAAAAGAAAAAGAAATAGATGCAAATTTTAGTTTAATTAAACAACTTGAAGATGAAATAAAGCTTAAAAAAGAAACAATGTCTGAAGCTACTCGTGATGACATTAAGAAAAAAAACATTGTAATAAAACAGCTACAAGACCAGTTAAAATTATTAAAAACTTTAGGAATTGAAGAAAAAAAGCTAAGTAAAATAAAAAAAGATGCAGTTGAAGAAGAGTTATTAGATATTGAAAGAATAGAAGCTAAAACAATAGATGTAAATAAAACAAAAGTAGATAATACAAGAAGTGCTTATGTTACAATGGGTGGCATTATTAAACAGTATTATGAAGATTTAGAGAAAGAAAGACAAGCAAGATTAGCAAGAGTAAATGAAGAAATTCAGTTAACTGCTGCTGGACTTAACTCAATTCAAGCTGTTGGAGATGCTGTTTTTGCACACAAGATGAAAAACCTTGATATAGAAAGCAAAGAAGGACAAAAGGTAGCAGAAAAGCAATTTAAGTTTAATAAAGCACTACAACTTGGTTTAGCTGTTGTAGATGGTGCTAAAGCAATAACAAGTTCATTATCACAATCACCTGTAGCTATTGGAGCTGTGCCTAATCCTGCTGGTATTGCTTCACTTGCTTTTGCTATAACTACAAGTGCTGCTCAAATAGCAACTATTGCAGCACAAAAGTTTCAACCTAATTTAAGTAGTGCTCCCTCACCAAGTGCAAGTAGTCCATCAGGTGGTGTTAGTGAATCACAAGCACCACAATTTAACATAGTAGGTGATAGTGCTTTTAATCAAATTGCAGGAGCATTGAACCAACCTATTCAAGCATATGTAGTAGCACAAGATGTAACTACTGCACAACAATTAGATAATGGAATAATAACAAGTGCCACATTAGGGGGTGGTTAAAAATAAAAGATATGGAAATTATAGAATTATTATTAGATGAAAATGATGAACTGACTGGAATAGAAGCAGTTAGTTTAGTAGAGAATCCAGCAATAGAAGAAGAATGGATTACACTAAGTAAACAAGAAATTAAGTTTGCAAAAATAGATGAAGAAAAGAAAATATTGATGGGTGCTGCATTAGTGCCTAATAAACCAATATTTAGAAAAAGGAATGATACTATGTTCTATGTGTATTTTAGTAAAGATACAGTTAAAAGAGCAAGTGAATTATTCTTTATGAATGGCAACCAGAACAATGCAACTTTAGAACACAACATGAACATTAATGGTTTATCAGTTGTAGAAAGCTGGATAGTTGATGATCCTGAAATGGACAAGAGCAAGAAGTATGGTTTTGATGTAGTTGAAGGAACTTGGATGATTTCAATGAAAGTAGAAAATGATGAGGTTTGGAATGACTATGTTAAAACAGGCAAGGTTAAGGGCTTTAGTATTGAAGGATATTTTGCAGATAAAGCTAAGATCAGTAAACCAAATCTAAAAGCAGAGATGGAAGCTATTTTAGAAAGTGAAGCAGAATACATGTTAAGCAATATTAAAGCATTAATTAAAAAAGATAAAAGAACTAAAAATGGCAAGAAGATTACATTAGAAACTTATAAGGACTACCCATCAGGAGTTAGTAATAATGCTAAGAGAGGTATTGCACTTAATGAAAAGGTTAACAATAAATGTGCTACACAAGTTGGAAAGATAAGAGCGCAACAATTAGCAAACAAAGAGAACATTAGCTTACAAACTATTAAAAGAATGTATAGCTATTTAAGTAGAGCATCAGAATACTATGATGAATCTGACAAAGAAGCATGTGGTACTATTTCATATTTACTATGGGGTGGTAAAGCTGGTCTTAGATGGGCAGAGAGTAAGTTAAAAGAATTAGGTGAAATCAATCTTGCATCTATGGTAGTTGATGACAACTTTGCAATTATTGATGATAGGTTAGCTTACAGCACACAAGAGAAAGCAGAAGAGATGGCTAAGAACATTGGCTGTGAGGGTTTTCATGTGCATGAGTATGAAGATAAAGAATGGTACATGCCATGCAAAGAGCATACACTAAGTAAGCACAAATGTCCAGAGGGATATGAAAAAAAAAAAGGTAAGTGTGTTAAAAAAAGCAGCTATGCAGAGATAGGTCCAAGAGGAGGTATTAAGAAATCACCTAAAGCACCTAAATCAGGAACACCAAACCCTAATCCAAAAGGTAAAGGAACAGCTAAAGGAGATGCATCTACAAGTAGAGGTGCTAAAGTAAGTAAGAAAGATGAAGCATCACTACAGAAAAAAGCAGATGAATTTAATGAAAGATATAAAAAGAAGTTAGGTTATGGCGTAACAATAGGTCAACTTAAATCTGTATTTCAAAGAGGTCTTGGAGCATTTAATGTTTCACATTCACCAAAGATTAAATCACCTACAGCTTGGGCGCATGCAAGAGTAAATGCTTATCTATACTTAGTAAGAAATGGTAGACCACAAAACCCTAAGTACACAGGAGATTTTGATCTATTACCAGCTAAGCATCCTAAATCACCAAAAAACAAATAAAATGAAAAGTAGAAAATTTAAAACACCAAGTAATACATCACCAACAGGAACACAAAGAGCTTGTCTGTGTGATGATGGCAAAACATATAGTAGAAAATGTTGTGATGGTTCATTGCAAGCACAGGGCATAGGTAATGTTACAGGAACACCTGAATAATTTTTTTTATAAAAACACATAACACTATACACATTTTTTTACATTACTAATAAATATTTACTATGAAAGCAAATGACATACTAAACAAAATCAAAAATATTGTTGGTGTTGAACTTTCTGAAACAGTAGAATTAGCAGAAATGACATTAGAAAATGGTACTATTTTAGTATCAGAAGAATTTACTAAAGGTAATGCAGTATTCATTAAAGGAGAAGATGGAGAGATTGCACTTCCTGTAGGTGAATATGCTTTAGAAGATGGCAGAATGCTTTTTGTAGTTGAAGAAGGTATCATTGATAGTATTAAAGAAGCTGCTGATGAGAAAGAAGCAGAAGAAGATTCTAAAGAAGAAGAATTGTCTGAAGAACCAGCTATTGAAGAAAATGCTGAAGAATCAGTAGAAACTGAATTAGAAGAAGAAATGCAATATGTAACTAAAGAAGAGTTTGCACTTGCATTAGAAGAGATTAAAGGCATGATTGAAAAACTATATAAAGAAAAAATGTCTGAAGAAGAAGTTGTTGAAGAAGCAACTAAAGAAGAATTATCTGCTGAAAAGGTTGAGCCAATTAAACACAATCCTGAAGCAGAACAAAACAACAAAGTAAACTTTAAAATTAGTGGTAATAGAACTATTACTACAATGGATAGAGTTTATGGCAAGATTTTTAACAATAATTAAATAAAAACAAAATGGCAACGACAACAAGTATAACTTCTACGTATGCAGGTGAAAGTGCAGGAAAGTATATTTCTGCTGCATTACTTAGTGGTTCAACAATTGAAAACGGTTTAATAACTGTAAAACCAAATGTAAAGTACAAAGAGGTTTTAAAGAAAGTAGCAACTGATGCTAATGTAATCAAAGATGCAACTTGTGATTTTACAGCAACAGGTACTGTTACACTTACTGAAAGAATATTACAACCAGAAGAATTTCAAGTTAACTTACAATTTTGTAAGCAAGATTTTCAATCTGATTGGGAAGCAGTACAAATGGGCTATTCAGCTTATGACAATTTACCACCTAAATTTTCTGATTTTATTATTGGTCATGCAGCTGGCTTAGTAGCTGAAAAAACAGAAAACAACATTTGGGCAGGACAAACAGGAAATGCTGGAGAATTTGATGGATTCTACTACTTAGCAACTGCTGGTGGTTCAGGATGTGTTTCTGTATCTGGTTCACCTTTGACTGCTGCTAATATCATTGATGAGATGGGTAAAGTAGTAGATGCTATCCCTTCAGGAGTTTATGGTAAAGAAGATTTATACATCTATGTTTCAAGAAAAGCAGCTAAATTATACGTGAGAGCGTTAGGTGGATTTGGAGCCAATGGATTAGGTGCTGCTGGTGTTAATGCACAGGGTACACAATGGTGGAACAATGGAGCATTATCTTATGATGGTGTTAAAGTTGTTATTGGTGCTGGTTTACCAGATGATTCAATGATGGCTGCACAGAAATCAAACTTATACTTTGGTACTGGATTATTATCAGATCATAACGAGGTAAAACTTATTGATATGGCAGACATTGATGGAAGTCAGAATGTTAGATTGGTAATGCGATTTACTGCTGGAGTGCAAATGGGTATTGCTGAAGATATAGTAATATACGCATAAGATTAATTAATAACAAGGGGGCTGTAATGCCCTCTTAACTTAAAACTTTAAACGATGGCATGTGATTTAACACAAGGACGTAAAGTTCCATGTAAAGATGTAGTTGGAGGGTTAGTTCGTGCTTGGTTTGTGGATTTTGGAGATTTAGGAACAGTAACTGAATCTGCTGACCAAATTACAGACATGACAGGAACCTTTACAGCTTTTCAATATGACTTACATGGTACTAACTCATTTGAGCAAACTATTACGAGCTCACGTGAGAATGGAACAACATTTTTTGAACAAAGTATTAGCTTACAATTTCCTAAATTATCTAAAGAAGACAATGCTGAATTAAAATTATTGGCTTATGGTAGACCTCATATCTGTCTTGAAGATAGAAATGGTAACTTCATGCAATTTGGATTAGTTCATGGTTGTGAGCTATCAGGAACTATTGCAAGTGGAGCAGCATTTGGCGATTTGAGTGGTTATACACTTACATTCACAGCACAAGAGGCAAAACCTGCTAACTTTATACAGAGTGCAACTTCTGCTGACCCTTATGCTGGTATGAGTTCTGCAACTGTAACTGTAACAGTAGGAACAAATAGCTAAAAAAAGACACTAATTCAATAGTGTGATTCATAATATATAGTTGATTGTGGAGGGTGAGTTTAATAGCTTACCCTCTTTTTTTTAAAAATTATGCAGATACTTACCTCAACAGGCACAAGAAACATTAACTTTATACCAAGACTAACTATTAGTGGTTCAAAAGTGTATAGTGTTGTAATAAAAAGTGAAGCAAAAAACAAAGTTATATTAACTGATAGCACAGCAACATTTACAGAATTGGATTACTATTATCAATACAGCACAACACAAGCATTAGTAGAAAATAATTATTATTTAGTTACTATTACAAACACTACTGATGGAATTGTTATATTTAAAGATAAAATGTACTGCACAGATCAAACACTTAGTGATTATGAAATATCTAATGGTGTTTATATAGAACAGAGTACAGGAAACAATGAATTTGTTTATTATGGATAATTTACACTTAATACAATTAAATCAATATGAAAGACCTTCTATCACAGAAGAAAGGAACAGAGATTGGGTAGGTATAGGAGACAACAATGATTACTATCAAAGTTTGATTGATGCTTATATAGATAGCACTACTAATCAAGCAGTAATAAACGGAATAGTTAATCAAATATATGGAAAGGGCTTAGATGCTACTGATTCAAATGAAAAGCCAGAGCAGTATGCACAGATGAAAGAAATATTGAATCCTCATTGCTTAAGAAAGGTTTGTAATGATTTAAAGTTATTAGGTGAAGCATCTTTACAAATATCATACAAAGGCAATAAGATAGGCAAGATTAGTCATTTCCCAAGAGAGACATTAAGAGCAGAAAAGATGAATGAGCAGGGAGATGTAAAAAATTATTACTATGCACCAGATTGGACTAAAGTTACAAGAAACACCAAACTAACTAAATTTCCTGTTTTTGGTAGTGGTGCAAAGAATGAAATATATATTATAAAAAGATTTGTAACAGGGTTCTACTATTATTCACCAGCAGATTATCAAATAAGCTACGCTTGCTTAGAGAAAGAGATTGCAGATTTCTTAATAAATGATGCACAAAACTCTTTTAGTGGCACTAAGGTAATTAATTTTAATGGTGGTATTCCAGACAGATCTAAGCAACTTGAGATAAAAGAGCAAATCATGTCAAAGCTTACAGGAAGCTATGGAGAGAAAGTCATTGTAGCGTTTAACAACAATGCAGAACAAAAATGTACAATTGATGACATTCCTCTTGCAGATGCTCCTGCACATTATCAGTACTTATCTGAAGAATGTCAGAGAAAGATAATGGTAACTCATAGAGTAAGTTCACCATTGCTCATTGGTTTAAGAGATAGCAATAATGGCTTAGGCAATAATGCAGATGAAATAAAAAATGCATCACTATTATTTGATAATGTAGTTATAAAACCTTATCAAGAATTAATTATAGATTGCTTAGATGAAATCTTTGCAGTAAACAATATTGCATTAAACTTATATTTTAAAACACTTCAACCACTTGAGTTTACAGAGATTGATAAAACTTTACAAGATGCAGAAGCAATAGAAGAAGAAACTGGTATTAAGCAAGATGAGGAGCAAGCAGAGTTAGAGTTAATGGCTAACAATACAACACCAACACTTACTGATGAGATTAGTAATTATTTCATTGACACTTTAAAAGGTGAAGAAGTAGATGAAGAATGGGAAGAAGTAGATGAGAGAGAGTATAGTGAAGATAATGAAAGCATTGAAGATTGGGCAAATAGGTATATTATAGAAAAAGATAAAACAAATTTATTTGTTGATAGTAATTCAGATGGCTTTTCATACTTAGATAAATCTTTTTATAAAGTAAGATATAGATATGCAATTGGTTCTAAAAAGAAACTTAAAGAATATAAAAATAAAAAAGGTAAAGTTACAAGAAGAAATAAAACAAGAGCATTCTGTGAGCATATGATGAATAATAAATCAATAGTTTATAGAATAGAAGATATTGATAAAGCAAGCAGAGATGGTATAAACTCTGACTTTGGTCATAATAGTCAACCCTATGATTTGTTTAAATATAAGGGCGGCCCTTACTGCCGTCATGTATGGAAAGAAGTACTTTACAGATTGAAAGCTAATACAGAACCATCACAAGATTTAATAGATTATAGAAAGACAAGAGAGATACCATCAAGCTATCAACCAACACCAGCAGGAAGAAAACTTGCCATTAAGCCACCTATAAACATGCCTAATCAAGGTCATCACCCTAATTGGACAGGAGGAACTAAATCAAAAACTAAAAGGAGGAAAAGAAGATGAGTAAAGCACTATTTGTAACAAGACACGATATATCAGTATTTACTGCATCTAATGGCAATATAGACAATGATAAACTATTACCTTTTATAAATATTGCACAAGATATTCATATTCAGAATTACTTAGGTACTGATCTATATAACAAAATTAAAAGTGATATAGTAGGTAGTACACTTGCAGGAAACTATTTATCATTAGTAACTGATTACATTAAACCAATGTTATTGCATTGGAGTTTAGTAGAATACTTGCCATTTGGTTCAGTAAACATAGCTAATGGTGGTATATATCAAAAGAATCCTGAAAACAGCACAGCTATTAGCAGAGAGCATGTAGATTACCTTGTTGAGAAAGCAAGAACAACTGCACAGTTCTACACGAATAGATTTATAGATTATATGCAAAATAATAATAACTTATTTCCAGAGTATTATAGTAATAGTCAATCAGATATGTATCCTGATGATGTTGCTAACTTTGGAGGTTGGGTACTTTAAAAAAATAGATTATGGCAGTAACAAATGGATGGGGGCAAGCAACACAGAACAATACTAATGGTTTTGGAAAGTATCAGAATACTATTGATGCTGGTTCAGTATATGCTGATAGTTATTCAGGTGAAACATCATTAGTAGGTACAAGTGCTGCATTCTCATATTCTAAAAGTAGTTTCCATCAAGATGAATCTGATCCAACACCAACTATTACAGGAACTGCTGGAGGTACATTTAGTGCTACACCAACTGGTTTAAGTATTAATACCTCAACAGGTACTATTGATCTTGATAATTCTACTATACAATCTTACACAATTACTTATACAGTTAGTGGTGTTAGTTCATCACAGAGTTTAGCAGTAACAGCTTCTCCATTCTTGGTTAATACCTATTCTATGGAATTTGATGGAACTAATT